CTAACATCTGTTAATGTGATGCTGCCATATATTCCACCACGACCAGTTCTCTTTGTGAATGAAACTGATTTAGCAAATATTTCATAAGTGGTACCATCTGAATCTTGTACGAATGTTATAGTGTCATCAGCTGCGCCAATTGATGTCCAATTTGTGGTTCCTTTAATCCGTGCGAATACCTCCGCATAATCATATGCTGAACTTGATGGTGGCGTAACCACAACACTAATTGTGCTGTTATCACCTTTAACACTTTTTGGTGTGTTTACTATTTCCGTAATGTTCATCGAAGTGGGCTTGGGTGCATATGAACTAGCATCAACTGCCTGCGCAAATACCTCCGGTACATTTTGTACACGATACATTGATTTACCATTTTGTACCTCAGCACCATGTCCTTGATAAAATGAATGTGTGGTCTGAAATCCAACACCAGGTAATAATTTATATTCGTGCAATTCAGGTAATGTTAATGAATATATTTGGTTGCCGCCAATTATAGCACCACTAGTTGTTTCACCTCGTTTAGCACTAAATTTAGAGAATAGATTTGGTACGATGGCATCACTACCATCAGCTAGATAAAATAATCCGCCACCACACCCACCACCGCCTGCACCAGAAGCAAAATACTCAATTGCGAAGATGTCATTTCTTCGTAACTTTTGTCCAGTTGTTCCTGCTAGACCATTCAGGTGAATTGATCCACTTGCGCCAAATGATGCTCCTCGTCCAATCAATAATAGACCTGCGCCACTTGCTCCCCCTGTTCCGCCTGTTGCTATATAATCGCCAGAATCAGGAAAACCAGCGCCTGCGTTTGCTCCTTGACCACCACTACCAGGTACACCACGCAAATCGGTTGGTAAGTTAGATATAGTGGTTGCTCCCGCTTCGTATTTGATATCAAATACCGGTACACTATTTCCTGTAATCGAAGGAACTGATAACATGCCTTGTGTTGATGCTGCCTTACCATAGTTCCCAACATTTAAATTAGTTTCATCTACGGCACCTTCTGATTCTGACGCGCCATACACACCACCTGTTGTTGCTGTTACCGGTGTGATTCCATCTCCACCTGCACCACCAGCTATGCCACGGCCATCGCCATCTATGTCGCCGTTAATTGTGAAGTGACCTTTCCATCTGATCTGCACATTATTATTAACGGTTAAAGTGATACCACTATTAAGCTGTAATGGTCTTGTCGAATAATATATTGCGCCGGGGTTTGTGGCGTCTGCGTGTCCAGTTAAATCCAAATTTGAAATTATTTGTAACACACCACCCACCACAGTGGTTTCCCCAAATGTCGAAAGATTCGTGCCAACATTATTGTATAGTGTATCATCAAGTATAGTTGCTCCATCCACATTGGTTGCAGGTGCTGCTTTTTGTGAGCTGCCAAACAAATCCAATGATATAACACCTGTCTTTTGTGAAGCTGATATTCGTTGTATCTCAAATGCGCGATCCAAAGTCACAGTGGTACCGTTTGTGTAATCTCTCACATTGGCTAATTTGACTTGTAATACCTGTGTTATCGAAAGATTGTTTAAGCTTGGCATGACATCAAGTTTAATTCGTAATGGTGGTCCAGAAAATCTATCTCTGAATTTGGCAAAGTTAGATTTTAATGTGGCTCTTGTATCCCTGCTTCCATTGACTCCTCTGAAATTATATGTTCTGACCACTCCGGTTTGGTGTTTATCTTTTGATGCTTGGTCAATTAACGGGTCAACACGAGTGAATGAATCAAGTAACAAATCTCTATTCCAGTTGATAACAATATCATTTACCACCGATGATAAATCATATGTAAGTGAACCTGCTCTTAATATATTGCTTGAGTCAAGTACAACGGTGTTTGGTGCATCAGCTAGTACATTAGTTGTCTTTATAATTCCTTGTGTACCATCACCGTATATTGGCATAACAGCACCATATGGTAATAGACATTGTGTCTCAATAAATGTTTTTAATTCTTGTTTCTCTTCACCGATGAATCGTAATATCTTTCCTTTCGTATCATCTGTGGTATCCCACCAGTCAGTTCCAATATTTAAATAGTCAGCTAAGTTGATCAAATTACCACTTAGATTTACCGTCCAATTACTCGGAAATGATGAACCTGCTTGGCCATATAATGAACCACTCACTAGCGCATATACCATTTTTGGCATTGGCATTTCTAAGTAGACCACTTCGGTTACATTAGGTCGTTTATCAGGTTGTGTGGTTGCCTCATCAAATTCATGATAGTCAGGCACTGATCCAAGTATACCACGCACCACTGTTAATTTAAAGAGTGCTTCGCCAAGTGTATTATCAGCCACACTTGCTGTTACACGCATGATCTCGTCTTCGATTCGAATATAAAAGACAGTGGCACTTGGCGCATCACTATATGATGTTCCATGTGTACAGTACTCCCAATCACTTTCGTATGTGTATATTGTGGTGGCTGTTGAGTCAATTGGTCTAGCCAAATTAGATGTTCGTAAATCAAATACCTGACTCTTTAATAATCGGTTAATATCACTACAATTAAATGTGATTTTACCTTTGTCAGTAACAACATTGCGGTCAACTAATTGAGTTTGTAATGGTATGAATGACGAGAAGTTGATACCAGCATAACCGAAATAGACACGAACCTGTTTCTTTCTTACGCCAAATCCAGCATCATCTTTGTCACGCAATAATGTATTGATGGTTGAGTTTTTATCTATTAGAGTGAATGATAAGTTGCCAACTGATGCCACCCCTTTTTCGGGCTGAATGAATTGTGAAACCACAGCGGTATCTTGTAACACGCCTTCATACACATTTGATCCTGTTAATCCAGGTATAGATTTGTGACTTGTGAAATATTGATAGTCAGTTCCGTTCGTACTAAAGTCAAGTCGTATAACCCAAACCGGTTCCTTGTGCTTGCTTTTATTTTTACGACTAAATTCATCAGTATCAACTCTTAAATGTCCCATATTAAACCTCTAATTTTATCTGAAATATAAATGAAAAATCATTGTCGGTGGTGCCAACTCTTTTAGGTTTATATTCTTTTGTCACCATAACAACTGTATAACTTGTTCCACTAACTGCCGCATCAGGCCAGTATGTAAATGATTGGCCAAGTTTTGTTGAGTAAAAAAATTCTTGCCACTCAAGTACTAAAGCAGCCGTTAAATAACTAGCTTTAATGCTCCAAAATTTATCAGTTCGTAAAAATTCCGTTTCTTCAGAACCATTTATTGATACATTGGTCGTTTTAATAAATTGACCAGTGACATCAAGTACCTCTTGTGCGAAAGTTAAACTGTATAATGTGCCTGATACATGACCACTTATGATTTGATCATTTGCGCTATATTCTATTTTACCAGCCATGTTATGCGCCTCCCAATATTTGTGCTTGTCTACTATTATTATCAAACAAGACCGTATCGTTTTGGTTGATGATGTCTGCCATTGCCGGAACTAAAGTTGACTCTATGTATTCTTGTGGTGCCACTCCGGTAACTGTAAAATTAATGATCGTTGATGTATTGTTCTGTCTTTGTATATCTGCTCGTGTTTCGAATGATGGTTGTGAACCACTTAGATCAGTGGCACTTGGCGTACTACCAGCATTATCAACATTTATGAACTGAGCGGCGCCTGCTGCTGCTATTCCAATGGCTGCGAATGTTCCTGCCCCCGGTCCCAAATCAGCATATGCTTTCATTATGCCAACCGCTGTATTGATCACGATTTGTGTTCTTGCTAGTGCTTTGGCCATTGATGTCATTTCACCATTACTATCAGAAGTGGCTTTAACCAGATCGCCAATACCACCGATCATAGTTGATATTGATTGGCCATACATTGTGGCTCTGACTCTGAACGCCCGTAAATTAATACTAGTGATCAAATCTTGGCCCTTCTGTTCTGTAATCACATTCGCTCCCATAGCCGCTTCCAATATCGCTTGTTGTTTTTCGAAGCTATTAAATAATAATTCTTCACGAGTTAAGTAAGCATTCGCAATTTGATCTGTTTCAGCAGTTAAAAAATCTTGTGCCACTTGTAAGCCGGTATTTTGATCAGGTTCAGTTCCAATTCCAATCTGTGAAATTAGATCTTGCTTTTCACTATTTGTACGAGTTGGACCAGGTTCAGTCCCAATGCCAATTTGGCTAATCAGCAGTAACTCTTCTTCGGCTAACTTCCGTGCTGCGATGTTCGCCATCTGTTCTTCGAACGCCGCTTCTTCTTTGGCCATACGGTTGGCTGCGATAGCGTTTTGCCATCTGATTTCTAGATCACTGCGAGCTTGTAGAGCTGCTGTTGCTGTCTCAATCTCATTATTTACTTCTCTTCGTCTAGCCAGCTCAAGTTCCATATTTGCTATGACTTGTAACTGTGCTGCTAAAGCGGGGTCTTTAAGCCCTTTATCAACGATGACTGCTTTAGCTTCTTTGATCTGTTTTACTAATTCTTTTATTGGTGTTAGCGCATTTTCAGCTTGATCAGTAAAACCAGAGAATGGTTTCTTATCTGTGAATCCAGCCAACTCTTTAAATTTATCAACAAGTGTGCCAACTGCTGAAGAGAATCTACCGACGAACTTAATGGTATCAATCAATAAAGGTGCGATGGTGGTTAGTGCGCCTGCGAATCCAACTTTAACAATACGAGTTAAAATATCCATTTCATCATTTAATTTAGCGGCTGCTTTAAATGTTTCTTCAGACATGATGATGCCCATATCTTTTGCTTTGGCACCCAATATATCAAATGTTTCAGCGCCATCTTTCAGTAAATTATTAGCTTGTGTATATGATTCGCCCATTAACTGAACGCCAACTGCTGCTCGTTCGGCATCACTGCCAAGACCAGCCAATCCATCTGCTACTTGCGGAAATAATTGCTCAACTGATTTGAGTGAACCATCAGCATTTCGTATTTCGATACCGATCTTTTCGAAGGCATCAATCATTGGTTGGCTACCACCAGCAGCTTGTCCAAGGCGAATGGTTAAATCTTTAAGTAATCCATTGACAGTTGATACCTCAACACCACTTTGTGAAGCTGCGAATTCCAACTTCTGAAAAAAGTCAGTGCTGACATTAGCTTTACCTGCTGCCTTGCCAATGTCATCTATATCAGTAATTAATCCTTGTACACTAGCAGCAAGGGCTACAGTGCCTGCGATTGCGGCAGTGAATATGAATGCGCCTTTAAAAAAATCTATCTTTCTTTTAGATCTTTCAGCTTGGTCTCCGGTCTCTTTCAGGTTTCTGTTTATCTTATTACCTGATTGATCCATCTTGCCAGATGCACCTTTGGCAGCATTGACCATTTTATCAAATGCGCCTTCTACATCAGCAGCACCCTCTTTCGCCTTTCTAGCATCAATGCCAACATCGATCTTCTTCATTATTAACTCCTTGAATTTTTGAGTTCTTCCAATTTTTCGTTATGTTTTTCTATTTGGTGATTGGTGAGTATATCACTTAACAAAATCATAATATCAACAAAAAGTGTTGTGTCAAATGCGGGGAATAATTTTAGATACGCTTCGATTTCTACTATCCGAATGGGCTCCATCGAAACTTTTGATCTTATCAGCCTGTTAAAATCATTTGCGTAATGAATTAAATGAAGTGGTAATATTGGTCTATCACATAAACCATCAATTACAACACCATCTTTTTCTAACTCTTTTAGATATTCATAATTGCTTCCGAATTTTAAGTGCCAGTCAAGCCATTCGGTTAGTTCTTTTTTATTTTTGTCGCAGCTTTCTTTCTGAAATTACTGATAATGTTAGATTTCATTGCCACAAAATCTCTGATATCTTTGTATTCGGGGTCAAGCAATAACTCAACGGCTCTCTCATCTGAATACTCAAAGTCAGAATCATCATCATTCTCAATACCAGACCAATCAGTAACACATGAAGCAAGTGCCACTGTCATTATCTTTTCATAATCATCACTTGGTATCTTGTCACCATATTCTTCGAATGCTGTGTTTAGTTCAGCTGCGTATTTGAGTTGATATTTTCTATTATTTAATCGGCCAATTTTAAATTTAACTTCACCTGAAAAATCAAACCACTTTCCATCTTCGGCAGCATCTACATCTATTGCTAGTTTTTTTAATTTCATATGTATCTCCCATTTAATATATTTATATGAAACGCCGCTCAGGAAAATAGGAATAAAACAAGAGCGACGATTTACACATTAACCTTTAAAATTTATCAATTTGTATTGTGGCATTTAGTGTTGGGTCTCTCAAACACTGAAATGCCAATGGCAATATCACATCCGCATTCGCTCCACCAGCATTTGGTGAACCACCTGTGAATTTAATATTTGGTAGTGTAACAACATAACCATTACCGCTTGAGTCAACCATCTTATATGAAATAGAGGTAGATGTTGCGTTAACAAATTTCGAATACAAAGTGTCATTCGAATAATAGATATCAATGCTACCAGTAACATTACATGAACCATTACCGATTCCAATTGGCGCCAATGAACCAATGGCTTGTTGTGGTCTTAATCCATTAGCTACTGAAATTGATAGCTTCTGAATATAGATACCACTTGCTACAGCAGCTCCACCTTCTCGTAAATTACTGACATTATTCACGCCATTAAGCAAGTCGCCTGATGTTGCAGCAACTGCTGAACCACCGATTGTTGTCTGACCTGTTCCATGTGATCCACCCAGGAAACTAAAATTTGCGGTTGCTATTGAGCCTGATGCCACTTCGAGATTCATCGTATCAACTGCCATACCACTCCACCATAAAAATTCAGTAATATCACTAAATTCACTTTCGAATGTGTAACTTGTTTCAGCTGTACCATTGCGTAACATTTGACCAGCCATTGTGACTGTGTCACCAGCTGTTTCGTTTGTTAATGTCAATCCACTTACCACTAATTTTAAAGCAGTAATTGATACCACTTTAGCATTTCCGTTATTACCAGCATTACCAGTAAAACCGCCAACATCAATCCATTGGCCAACTGATAAATTCTCAGTTGTAAAATCACCGGCTGCTGTGTTATATGAATTATCAGTACTAGCAGCGCTGATATCAGTTCTTGATACGGCGACAGCGGTAGAGAATGTGCTTTGTAATGCTGATTCCATGAAGTCATCAAGTGCTGCTGCTCGTAACTCAAAGTTGATACCACCATTGCTGCTCGCATCTGTCTGAACTAAATCAGTTATTTGTCTGTCAGATCGAATCTCAGAACTAGTTGTGGTATTGATATTATACACAAGTGATTCACCAGTGTGTGTTATGTTTTTGTAATTACCTGTCGCTTTCGTATCCCAAGTTGACTCTTTCTTATATCTCAACTGCGACCGTGATGTATCTGCTTTAGACATGTCTGTTTCTCCTTAAATTCGTACTATAGTTATTATATTTAGCCATTAATTACGGTCACTCCAAGCCGGAACCAGTATATTAATTTGATAATGACCACTGACCACACCACGATCATCCAATCCAGGTGACCTTGTATTGACCACGCCAATGGTCTTATTCGTAAATAGATCAACTATGGTGTCAGCATATCCCAACAATTGACCAGTTCCAGTGTTTTCCTTTCCAAATAATGAAATGGTTATCAGTAACTGAGCTCTATGGTCAGGTGTATCACCCATACTTATTTGATCTGAGTCGCCAAAGACCACTCTGAATCGTGTGAATTCGCCCTTTGGTTGTGTGAATCTAGCATTGGCGAAATCAATCGGTGTTGTTGGCCAGTTAGATTCGAAGTATTCCTCTAAATCTTTGCGTATGGTATTATATTGTGATGCCATTACTTGATTCTCCTGATATCATTATCCAATTTGGTATCTATTTCTTGTAACGATATGGCGACCATATGCTTACCATCCATGTTAACTGTGCCATTTTCGACATATTCAGCATAATCAACTTCATTAGTTATGTGTGAAACAGCCCATCCATCTGAGTTATAATCCACATCATACTCCCAACCATCCAACAAGGTACCTGACCTTACCGGTGTGCGTCTAAGTATTCGTTTGTTTAGCTCAAGTGAGTTGTCCACTATTAGATCATTCACATCGTCCTGAAGCTCTTCCTTAATGGTCTTTGCTGTGGTGGCTAACGCTGTGAAATTAATATCTATCATGCCACCATCTCAAAAACATAAACACCTGACATCACATTTAATTCATATGAATGTATCGTAAATTCTTCGTTATTAATAATGAATATATCATCAACTATTGGTTTAGTCGAAAATAATTCAGCAAGTGCCACTATACGAAAGACGACATTGTTGACTATATCTTTCTGTCGTAATTTACTTTTCACAATCACATCAATCAACAACTCAATATTAGCATCTTGTGGTTTGCCAGTCGTTGGGTTATAGTGGCCAATTACTGATTTAAATCGTACCAGTGTCTTTGGCGCAGCAATATATGATCTTCGTGCTGCTGCTTTAGTTGCGTTTTCATTCATAATATTTTCACCAGTAATCCAATTACGAAAACGATAGCTAATGATGCACCAGCATATTTTGCCAGTAACACTTCGTTCTTTTTAATTTGCTTGCGTAATGCTATGTGTTCCTTTAAGTCATCACTCACATGGCCCTTCATCAGTTGAGTCATTTGATTGACATTCGTCATAGTCACAGCATTCTCGATTGATAACTTGGCGATGTTATCTGAAATCTTCTCCAAGTTATCTTCTATACGATCTAATCTTTGTTTCATGTGACCTCCTT